ATCAAGAGCTTTTGCTGTAGTTTGAGATGAGTTTGTATTAGCTACAAAACACAATTTAGCTACCATTTGCTCTTTGTTATTTACAATAAGAGATAAATAGATATTATTCTTAGGAGCATTAATCTCTAAATCCCTTAAATCTGTACCAGAAAAGAATGATTCCATGTTGTTATGTGACTTGTTGTTATCTGTAAGGCTCTTTATCCTTACATTCTGTAGTTTCATTTTGTTATATCTACAGTTCGGACTATATCATCAATAATATAAAAATATTATTGTTGGGCACTCGTGTCAGTTTCATTACAGGTCTTGTAGTATACTGTTAGTCTCTGAACCTTCTAATTATCCCTAATTAGCTTGGCTGCTGATTGTCCTCTTCAGGAGTTTCCAGCAATTCACCCAATTTTACACGCACTCACAAATTTTAATGCGTGGCTCCATATAAGCAGTCTTCAAATTGTTCATTTTTATTAATGAAATTTACATACCTCTCATCTACTTCATACTCTGTATAAGTAGCATTACCTTTATCTAGAGGAAGAATAGCTCTTGTAACAATCCTTAAATTCTCTGGGTCTTTTATAGAACCTTCTAAGTCATAGAAAAGTAATCCTGACCATTCTACACTATTTATTCTTTTACAGAGATATGTTATCTCGCTGTAAACCTCTTTTGTAACTGTTAATTTTATTCTTGTAGATTGATTCAAATGCTTCATTTTTTTGTATTTTTTCTAATCTTCTTGTTAAACATCTTTTTATATATTCTTTTGTTTCTTTCATTAGCACCAATTTTGGTGTTACAGTATCATTATCTTTAGGTATATCAGTAATAACTAATGGAAACTCTCTCTGTTTGTACACTAAAGGTATAATATCAACAGAACTATCTGGTAAATAATTTTTAAATGATACATTAAAAGTGTTATTTACATGTAGTTCATAGTTATTATCCTCTAATTTATAACATAAATAATACTTTCTATAATTATCCAATTCTTTATCTAAAATATCAACTGCATATTTTTCAAATTCTTCATCTAAATCCACTTTTAATTTATCATTTTCTAATGATAAATCTATGTGAGCATTTTTGCTTTTATAATCTTTAAATAAATACTTTAAGAAGTCATCATCTGATATAGCATAATCAAAACTTGCTCTACTATAATTATTACTTGTAGTAGGTAATCTAATTTTAGAGAATTTATGATAAGGCATACCAGATAAAGATTCATAATAAACAATAGTAAACATTTGAACAAAAAAGTTTGTCCAAAATTCTTCATTGTTATTTTCAGGCTCATTTGTTTCTAATATCATTGTTGATAAATTACTAGTACCTAAACAAAAATTACTAAAATATATAGAAGATAGAGCCAAGTCTTTAAAACCACAATAGTTAGTGTAGGGTATATTATCATAATGACTATGTCCATAAGAATAATATTCTGCAAATGTCATAGTAGTTCTTCCACCTTTAATACTAAGACAATAAGGTATACCATTATTAGCAGACATTTCATATAAAACAAATAAATCTTTTATACCATCATATTTTTTATTATCTCTATTTTCTATAGTTACTTGAGGAAACCTTGTAATAAATCCCCTAAAAAACACTTTTATTTTACCATTTACAAGCCCATAATAAAATAAAAAATCCCAATTATCACCATAAATTTCATTCAAAGATTTTATTATAGGTTCTAATTTCTCTAAATAACCAATAGATATGTTTCTTTCTGGTCTATCATCATAAAACAATCTATTTTTTTTAGATTTTTCTTTTAAATATTCATAAGGATTTTCTATTTTAAGTCTGAGATAATTTGTAAGAGCTTTTTCAAACAAACTCTTTTTAATTCTTCTTTCTTTATACATAACTTAAAATAAAAAGAAAGTGAGGTTTCCCTCACTTTCTAAGTTTAATATAAAACAACTCTATGAGATTATAGTTTCTTTAGAAGCTCCAAATCATCTAAATCTTCTTTAGAAAGTACATTAGAAACATTTACAGGCTGAGCCATTCTTATTTCTAATGATGCAGTGTCTTTTGAAGGAATACTTCTTAGAAGAGTGATGATAGTATTTAGTTTACCATTAAGTACACTAAGAGTTTCTTCTACATCTGAAAATCTGTTATGAAGAGATTCAAATTCTTCATCAAAGTCAATACCTTGCTTACCATCTTTCTGAGTAATGAAAAGCTTGAAATCTCCTGAAGGAATTTCAGCATTTGGAGAAGTTACTACTACACCTTCTCCTAAAAGAACACGCATTTCATCAAATACCTGTTCCATGCTTGAACCTACATTAGCATCTCTTATTAAACCAGATAACTCAGAGAACTTGTTATCTTTTAATTGATAAATAACTTCATCACCTTCTATACGAGTTGATGATGTTGCATTAGGGTTTACTTCAATTTTGTATTTACCTCTAATACCTCTTCCTGCTAAAACTTTTACTGTTTGTACTGTTGTCATGTTTTCTTGTTTTTAGAAATGTTACTAAATAATTAAATTGTTGCATCTGAAAATCTTTCTTTGATTACTTTTTCAATGAAAGCTAATTTCTTGTTTAGAACTTCAAGCTCTGTTACAGCTATAAGTTCTTTTAGGTAATCATAAGGAATTTGTTTTTGCAGATATTTAATATCTGCTTCTTTTTCTGCAATTTGACCTTTTACAGAGAGTTTCTCTTCATTTAGTCTCAAATGAGCCCTCTGTGCAATAAGCTTTAAGTTTTCTGCTTTAGCTTCTTTTTCATCTAAAGAAATAAGCTCTAAATAAGTTTCTTGTTTTTTGTTTACTTGTTCCATTGTGAAATGTTTTTTTTAATAAATTTTTCTAATTCTTGTTTACCTTTTATTTTTAGTAAATCAGAAGGGTCTTTGATACCTTTATTAAACAAGCTTGGGTCTAAAGTAATATTAGTAGCTATGTTAGGTTTTATGTCATTTATAATATCTTTTACTAAGTTACCTGCTCCAATACCTGTATTATCATTATCAAACCAAACAATGATTTTATCTTTGTTTTTTATAAGTTTTTCTAAAATCATATTATTTGGTACTTGACCTTCATTTTGAAACCAACATACATTTAAACCTTGATTTTTTAAGACTCTATAATCTTTGTATGACTTGGTGATTATTAATATACCTTTCTCTTTAAATTTACCACCAATATCATTTTGAGTACAATTTGTAAACCATTTATATTCCTTTTCAAAAGGTGAATATATTTTCTTTTTATTGTTTTTAAAATCTGTATATGCGTATGATTGTTTAGTATTAATTGTAAAAGGTTCAAAAGTATCTTTTTTAAAGCTTGAAAAAGCACAAATAGCATAAACTCTGTCTTCAAATAAATTTTTACTTGATATTTGATAAGAAGACCAAAATTTCTTATCTGCACTATTCCAGCTTCTAATACTTATGAAAATATCTTTTTTTATATTTAATTTTCTTTCAGGTTTGTATTTAACGATTGGATTAATGATTTTTTTACTATTATTTATTATAGAAAATTCAATATAATTAAGAGCTTCCATAAAAGACATATTAAGACATTTTCGTACAAAACCTATACAATTGACACCATGTGTAAAAGTAGCCCAATCATGAAAATATAATATACCATTGTCATCATATTTAAAATAGCAGCCAGGTTTATTATCTTTTCTATAAGGAGCTAAATACATCTTTTTTTCATCTATTTCATCTTTAATAAAAGCAGCAAAGACTTCCTCCTGATAACTAAAAATATACTCTTTTTCTAAAGTATTATAACCTTCTTTAAAGCCATACATAGATTTAATTTTTGGCTACAAAGTTAGTTATTTATTTTAGAATGGGAAATCTCCATCTAAATTTTCTCCTGTACTTTCTTCAATTGCTTCAGGGACAGCATCTTTTTGCTCTACTTCATCATCAGAAAGAACTAATTGGTTAAATACAGAAGTGTTAAATAAGTACTTACCATTACTTTCAGACCTTCTAATAGGGTGTTTTTTACCATCTTCAGTAACATACTCAAGGACATATTTCTCCTTGTCAAAATGTTCTTTAAAATCACCCTCTACATGAGGTACAAAAGTTTTACCCCAATAAGCTGTACCAAATATAGGAACTTCAAGGAATGCTTGTTTGTATCCTTGAGGAACTTTCTTTTGATACTGCATAAAGAGGTCTACTTTTACATTACCTACTTTACCTGTCTTGTTAATAGCATTAGCTATAACAGTGATATAGCTTTTCCAGGAATTAATAGGTTGTTTAAGAAGCTCTTTTAGTGTTTCTTTTTCTAGGAAACACTCTGCAAATTCACAAATTTGCATTTGAGTAACTTCAACTTGTTTCTGAAGCATTTCTTTACTGTTCTCAAAACTTGTGTTTTCTTTAGGTTCAAAGAAAGTAAAGAAACCATCTCTGTCTGCACCATCTAATCTGTAATTTACAGATAGTACATCAAGACCATTTTTTGTTTGTGTTATCTCTACTTTAGTAAAAGTAGCATTTTGGTTAAGACCAAATTTGCCAAAGCTACCTGTTGATTCTTTGGCTTCTTGAAATCCAAAATTCATATATGAATAATTTATAAATTAATTACGCAAATCTATTAGGACCTCCATATACAAAAGTATTAGAAGGTACTTCTTCTACACCTTCTTGAGCTAAAGCTTCTACTTCAGCTTCAGGTTCTGGAGTGTCTTCTATTTCTTCAAGATTAGTAACTTCAGGTTCTTCTTCAATAACCCAAAGAGGTTTTTGAAATCTTCTAATTTGAAGATTAAGAGTTCTTAAAACATTTTTCATTTGAGCTACAGGCAATCCATAATGCTGTGCAAGCTCTTTCATTTTCATACCCTTGTCAATTTGTTCTTTAAGAACACTGGGCTTAATTTTAACTTGTTCCATTATTTTAAAGTATTAATATAATTATATATTTTGTTTAATTCATTTACTTCAGTAGGTTTAGGAAGCTCTGAGAAATAATCCACAGCTCCTAAGAAGAATAAAGGTACTTGTACTCCAGCTTCACCATCTCTTGATTTAAGTATCTGCATAGCTCTATAATGATTTTTTAGTTTTGTAATATCATATCCTCCATGATTTGTTATCTTATATCTATAAGGAGCAAATAATGTCAATACATAAGAAGCATCTCTTGTAACTACTTTCGAGTCTCCAAAGCTTGAAATTGAGGGAGTTAGTTTTTCTTCAATAGATTTACCAGCTACATTATATTGTACTGTTTCAGCATCTAAAGCAAGCTGTTGTACTCCAACTACAGTAAATCCAAACTTATCTCTAAGCCTTAAAGCATATTTAGAAGAAAATAAATCAATAGCACTTTTTAAACTCTCACCTTTTTCACCACTTAAAAGGTTATAATTGTCTACAATGATTATAACATAGTGATTAGGGTGATAAGTTTTATAGTACTTTACTTTAGAGAAAGCTGTCCCAACACCTTTTCTTATATTCTCAACTTCTTCTTTTGTAAGAGGTTTATCTTCTTTATCATAATAAGTACCTATACTTAAAGCAAAATCTCTACAATACTTAAATATACCTGTAGGGTTAGTAATATTAGTTATAATATGTACTCTTTCTAAAAACTTATTTATATGTTCTTTAGCCTCTTCTACATATTTTATAATTTCATTAGATACAGTATTTAACCTCCCAATAGACTGTAAATCTTTTACACTTACAATTTTCTTGTATTTATGAAATATGTATCTTGAAATCTCACTCATTATTACCTTTTCTTCACTTTCTTCTAAAGAAAAATCAAGTATATCTACTTTTATGTCTTCTTTTGTATTCTCTAAGTAAGATAGTACATTATGAATAAAGAAATATCTTGCAAATTTAGACTTACCTATTGAAGTTCCTGCACCTATTAAATAATAAGAAGCTTTCTCAATACCTGGAAGATAATTTTCTAATCTTTCAAAACCTGTAAAAGGTATACAGTTGTAATTACCTTTATCATGATTTGATTTATTAGTTTTTATCTTCTCTAATACAGTTTCAAAATTCATTACTCTATGATTTTAGTTGTATCTACATCTTCTAAGAACTTTTTTGTCCATAACTCATCTACAGTATCTTTGAGATAAAGAATATAAACATTAAGTATCTTACCTTCTCTTTTAAGTAAACCTCTACTAAGCTTTTGATAAGAGTATCCTTGATTATTACTATCACATTGAATAATTACTACATTATCAATATCTTTATAAGTAACACCAACAGTACCTGTCTTAACTAAAGAAAGTTGATTTATTTTGCCTTCTTGAAAGGCTTTTAAATCTTTGTCAGAAGTTTTACTATTATAAGAAGGATAATCTAATAATTTAGCTTGTTCTGTATTGGAACAAAATATTAAAGTTCTTTCTTCCTTTTTTAGAGATTGTAGTAAAGACAAAGCAGCAAAAAGCTTAGTAGGAGCATTATAAATCAAGTGCATTCTTGAGGTATATAAGAACTTATTTATGGGTAAATGTAATCTTTTTTTATATTCAATTACACTTGTGAGGTAACAATACTTATCAAACTCTGTTTGCATAAATTTCTTACCTTTTAGACCTGATTCAATGAGTTTATCTTTACTGTTAAGCTCTAAAGGAATAAGTTTTATTTGATAATCACTAATAATGTCTGTATTGATAGCATCATTTATAGACATTTCCACTAAAGTTGAGAATTTGAGTTTCTCTAAAAGTTCTCTTTTATCTTTATGTTTACTTGGAGTTCCTGTAAGTCCTAATATTGTTTCTACTTTTAAATCCCCTGTGAATAAACCTACAGAATTATTAGGTGAGAATGATTGTATCTCATCTAAAACCATAAAGTTATAAGCTCCTCTTTCTTTATGTAGTGAGTTATAACAAATAAATTTAGTTACCTTTAAAAGCTCTTCTGCACCCCATTTTTTAAACTCTTCAGGTGTTCCTTTATCTCTAAGCTCTTTATTAGGAGTAACCCATAAAATAGACTTGAAATTGTGTTTTTTCATTATCTCTATGGCAAGTTTAGTTTTACCTACCCTCATACCAACAAGAATGAGTTGATTTTTTCCAATCTCAAATTTATTTAAGGCTTCTTCTAATATTAATTGTCTTGGGTCTCTGTCCATTCGTAATAATCATCTAAAGGTTTTTTAGCTTCTTCTTTAATTAAAGATACAATATCAAAGCTATCTGTATAAAATTCATCACCAGAATATTTACCATAAGCAGTAAATCTTAAAGAATTATAACTATAAAGTTCATACCTATATAATTCTAATCTTGCTTCTGGAATTGATAGTTTTTGTAATTGTTCTTCAGATAAATCTATGATATAAGGTTTTTCAAGATTTGTTTCCTCCTCTGTAATTATTTCTTCATCAAAACAATAAAAGTCTACAATATGAGTATAAAAACACATTTTACAAAAGTTATTCAATAATTTTCTTGAATTCCCTCTTAGATTCCTAAGAAACTTTTGCTGTTCTTGTATTTCTCCTATTACATTACTTCCATCTAATTTAATCAAAGCATAATCACAAAAATCCCAATCACTATCTGTAAAAGCTTTTATTATTATATATTTCATGGTATATATAAATTAGTTAAACAATCCTTTTTAACTTCAACATCTTTGAAATACTTAGAATTATTTGCTTTTAGCTTTTCATAAGTTTGTACATTAAAAGGGGTTGCAAATATATGAAAACCATTCTTACTTTCCAAAAGATATTTTACTTTGTTTTTACCCTCTTCAATAGGTTCACAAAGGTTTATAGTAGATTGTACTCTACTTAAAACTTCAGGGTCTTTTGTATCAATATCTAAAATCCAATATTTTTCAATACCTATTGATTTATCTATTGATGTAGCATCTGTACAGCTTGTAAAGATTTTAGTTATCACTCCTTCATAAAAGTTATCTTCTATATACTCTGATAATTTTCTAAGCATTGCATGAGTAACTCTCTTAAAACTTTTAGGGTTTAAGTTAATCATAGCTCTTGCATTTATAGTATTACATATAGGTATAATTTCATTTTCTAACTTATATTCTAAGTAATCTAAACTCTTTACTACATAAGATTTCACAACATTAGAGTTTTTATTGATATTACCAACCTCTTTTTTTCTTTGTATAACTTCTACATGAAAGAATAAATCAGGGTTATTAATATCAAAAACTTCTAATAATCTATATTTTAATTTTTCAAGATTATTTATCATCTTCTTTATCTTCAGCTATAAGTCTCATCATATTGAACAACAAAGCTTGTGTAGTTGAAAAATGAGCATTTAGTGATATTGAAATATTTTCTAAGAAATCTTTTTCTGTGAAATCTTCATAATTAGTGTGAATAGCTTTTTCAAGCATTTCTGCTGACTCTTTTAACAGCGAAGATGAGCTGTTTAAAATTTTGATTTTTTCTTCTTTTTTCATTTTTATTTACTTTTAATTAATTTCTGTATCTTCTTCAATAACTTCAAAGTGTGGTGTTTCTGTAACACAAAAATCTAAAATTTCACCATTTTCAAGATTATCAAATTCATCTTCTAATTCTGTAGTATAATCATAAATTTCTTCATTATCAGGTATTTCAATAGTAAACTCTCTTTCAACTATTGTAGTTCCTTTAGCTCTTATTTTTATTCTTTTCATAAGATATTAGTTTAATCATTCTTTCTAATACATCTTTTGAAGTATGACCATCAAATTCAAATAATGCTTTAGGGGTTTCTTCCACTTGAAACAAATCCCAATCTTCTTTTTTATAATGATTAGATATTTGTCCTGTTGGTAACATAGCTGAAACAATAAACCAATTATCATTATCAAAACATTTTTTACCATCAGAATGTCTCCATGATTTATGAACTTGGTATTTTCCTTGCTTGTACCATTCATTAAATAATAATGCATTGTACATTTTACGAAACTCATACAGTTCATCAAAAGTATGATAACCATCAGAAACCTTTCCTGTGTGTTGCATTATGAATTTCCATAGTTCCTGTAAATCTAATTTTTTCATATCAAATTTCTTTTAATTCAACACCATCTTCTACATACTGACGAAGAGATACAAATCCCCTTAATTGCTTATTGTATCCTTTAACCTCATTAGAAATAGCTAAAATATTAAGACTCTCACTTTTTTCACACTTTCCTTTTATCCAAGTATCATATTCATAGTCAGTCATACACTTAGCTATATGTCCAAAGCAGCTCCAATGTCCTGAGTTTTTTAATCTCTCATACATTTCTTTTGCTTTTTCTATAGTGATTGTATTCTCATCTCCTATTTTAGTGTAAGAAATCTTTGCAGTAAGACATACTGACATTTTAATAAAATCTTCAAGCTTTTCTGCTCTCTTTTCATTCCAAATTTCCTCTTGAAAAGGGATGTGCCACTCACCTTCTTTAAGAATATTTGGTTTAGATTCATTTAGAGCATCATACATTTTTTCTGCTAAATCCATAAAATGAATTTCTGCTTGTCCTTTATTTATTTTTAACCAAGCTAAAGTATCATTTATGTCTGGATAATTAGAAATACCATTCATATTACAACATTCTATAGCTGATTTTTTAGATTTATAATATAATTTGCCAAAAGAATTACCATCTATTTCATATTGAGGACATCTCTGTTCAAATAAATGCTTAAAGGATTCTTTGGTTCCTGTGCAAAGTTGTGTAACCCACATGAATGGTTCTAACAACCTATTTCCATAATTCTTTGATAATGATGTATTAGGTATTTCTATATTACTGATAGTATTATACCCCTCGCTATCATCGTAGGTTACTCTCACAATATCATGAATCAAATCTCTTGAAATATCAATTGCCATATCCCTTGCAGCTAACCAAGTATTAGTCTTTTCTTCTATATGTTTAGGGTCAGTAAGATACTCTGTACCTTGCATTCCTTTGTGTTCCAACATCCATGCAATAGGTACGAAAGGTTCTTTCTCTACTACTTCAACCATTTTCTCAAAAGGTATGGCACGAGAACTCGAAGTATTCTTTTCAAGTTGCTTATAGGTATTAACTTCACTAAGAATAATACGAGGGAATGTTAATTTATAGGTGATTATTTCTTCACCTGTATTAGCTCTTTTAGAGTGAGCTATTATCTCTGCTTTGATATTATTTTTCATCTTTATAAAGTTTTTTAAAAGAGTTGTTTTGCTCTATAATAAAGGATAAATTAATTATTAATAATGCTAGCATAATACTTAAATACAAACTATCTCCTTCTTTTACATTCTTTATAAAAGAAACAGTTCCACTACTAAAAGTAAATATAAGAATTAAGCTTATTATAGATTCAAATATAATATCTATTATTTTATTCATAACTATAATACTTTTTAAGTTCTTCTAACACTTCAAGGAAATCTTCCTTAGCATTTATATAAGCATCATTATTACCTTCACTGTAACTTAAACTTCCATTCAAATTTTCTCTTCCAGCTTCAAGCTTTCCAGCCTCTTTGTAATGCTCTTTAAGCTCTTGCTTATATCTATTTATAAGCTGTGCTATTTTTTCTACTTTTGCCATTTTAAATCAATTATTATTGGTTTAATACCATATTGTTCTATATCAATAACATGATTATCTTTGAAATATTTCTCTTCAATTAACCATTGGTCAAAATGATTTTTAGGGTTAATAGCAATCATATCTCCTATTTTTGGAGATAAATTATCTAAAACATCTCTAAAATTAATACTAACTTTATAAATATCACTTCCTTTAGCTTTAATACTCCCAGTTTTATTATATTCTTCAATATCTTTTTCAGTAACAGGAGTTACAAAGGAAAACTGAAGTTTTCTTTTAACTACTTTGAATCCTATACTCATAATTTGATTATTTAAACATATCTGATATTTTCTGTATAATAACTAAGAATCCAAAAGCACCTAATATAAGAACAGGTATAACTAAATACTCTAAAGTCATGTATAAAGTAGAGTGTGTATTATTATATCTTGACTTGTCTAAATCAAGACTTACATAAATGATAATAACGCATGCTGCTATACAGTACAATACAAATAGAAACATCATAAAGTTATCTACAAATTTATTTCCCTTACTCATACTTATACTATTTTATAGAGTTCTTTAAATTTTTTCCAAGTTATTTTTCCATCTGCATAATTAGTACAATTAATTCTTTGTTCTTTACAGATATAACCCCCTTTACTTTGTTGTTTGTTAGAGTATTCTACAGCTTTATTATAAGCTTTATTCCATATTTCTCTTTTTTGTATGTCCTTTAAGTCCATAATCTATTTATTGTACTTTAAAAATTCATTTCTTAATTCTAACTCATCGTAAGTTTCAAAGAGACACGGGTCTGATAAGCCATAAGGATTTGTTTCTATTATGGAGATATCTAAGAATTTCTTAGTAATTCCAACTTTATAGTGAGTTCCTCCTGAAACATATAAATCAGCTACAAAATTATCTACTTTAATATTTGGTATACAAATATTGTCCATAAAGTAAGAAACACTCCTCTTAATCTCATTTAAATATTTTTTGTTATAAGAGAAAGTTTCCTTATAAAATTGCTGACTTATACCAATAACTTTTTTATTTTTTACAAACACTCTCCACTCATATCTCCTTTCCATATCAACAAAAGGTCTAATGTATAGAATAACCTCATTTTTTAATTTATTTAAAAACACTAAGTCTTCAAAAGTTCTCATTGAACCTAATAGAGCATCTACAATCTCTCCAGCATTATGAAGAGCTTTATAGTCTTCTTTAGGCCAGTTCTGAATATAATCTTTTGGACTTCTACTTTCTAACTTAACAAATAGTTCTTTTATTCTATTAGCTCCAAAAAAGAATTGATTTTCTATTTTGTTGAGTTGTCTTTGCAAGTAATTTACAAGAATATGTTCTGCTTTCTTATCATTGTCAAGACATGGTACAATCATTTCAGTAGGTATTTTTATCTCTTTTATTGGAGGAGAATATGAGAATAAGTCTTTACCCCAATCAGAGAATTTTACCCCATTTAAATTGTTATGCCAGTCTTGAGCAACTTCAAAAGAGCTTTTTCTTGGTAAGTCATTTAATACTTTTTGAGCTACTTCTATATTAGCATCTATAAGTAATTCTTTAAGTTCTTCTTTTGTCATAATAAAGGTTTTGCTATTTTTAATAATTCTTTTTGTTCTTCGAGGAATTTATCTCTAACTTTTTCTGATTTGAAAAATAAAACTCTACAACTACTTTTATTAGAACCAGTTGCTAAATTACCCTTATCAAAAAGAATAAAGTATTTCCAATTATTATCTTTCCAATCTGGAATCCAACCTTCATTATATAGCTCTCTTAGAATTATCAATGAATTAAGAGCATCAAAGGCAAGTTCATACTCATCATCTATATACTTACCACATAAATTTTCTCTGAAATCATCATAATTCTCTTTACACCAAGTCACTGCATCATGAAGTGTTGGAGGAGAAGGTTCTTGTTTTATTTCTCCAATTGTATAGGGTGAAGTAGAAAGAGTAACTGACATTACGTAATTTAACTTCAAACTACCAAAAGCTAATAAAGCACCTCTTATAGAATAGGTGTAGGAAGAACACCCAAAACTAACAATGAGAACTTTCATGCCACCTAAGTAATTTATATCCCAAGTTTCAATGCCTGTAATCTCTCCTTTCTTACCTTTTTGAAATACTTCATCATATACTGTCATTCCGACTCTGAATACTGTTTTCATAAACTTCAATTAATTTATTAACTAACACTTCTCTTGCTTCTGAGTAAGTTTCAAAAGTTCTGTAATTAGGAGAATAAAATAATATATCTCCTGATGTATTTGTTATACGATAAGCATAGTAACAGGTTTTATCATCTACAATAAAATCCTCATACTCTATTGTTCCTACAAGTCCTTTATTTCTAAACCAATCTAAAACTTGTTCAAAGGTAGGAACACACACTAAAGAACTTGTTAAGTTAGAATTTAAGTCTAATTCATCAAATGAGTGATAATTGCTTTCTCCTTCCGTTGTAAAACCTAATCTATCTTTATTAGTTAATACAAATGCACAAGGTAAATCAAAACCTATATCTTTAAGTTTTTTGGCTATCTCTATAGGGACAAGCCAAGTGGGGTAATCACTCTTTTTCATAAGTATATCCTATTACTTTTAATAAAACTTTATTACAATTTAATCTATCTTCTTCAGATTTAATAGACCATTTTATTTTTCTATCACTTTTTATGTAAAAATTCAATGCAAAGAAACTTGGTGATTTATATCCATAGACACGCATCAAAAACATACCTTGTTTAAATTCTACTATATAATTATCTGAATCATTTTTATCATTTTCACGGACTACAATATCATTCTCATAGATTTCTTTACCTTCTATGTCGTATAGTCCTGTAAACTGCCCTACAGATTCTGGTATAACAGGTTTCCCATTTATGAATAGACCATTTTCAGGAGATTCAAACCAAGAAAGATAACCATATAACCATTTATTAGTGTTGATATCTATTCCTCTAAATTTTATTGTTCTCATCTTTAAAAAATATTTTATGAAACACACCTCCAATACCAAATATTACTATAAATAAACCAGCAAAAAATATGATTATAGCTAATATATTAAGAATTAACTCTTCCATTTTGTTTTTCTTTATAAATCTTAATCAACTCTTTTAAACACTCTTCTCTTGCTATTTCATAAGAAATGTAGTAAATACTATATTTTTCCCAATTAAAATCATAAATTATTTCATATAGATAACCTATTAAACACTTTAAATCAGGGTGAAATACATAGTATATATTTGCTATATAACCTTTCTTTCTAAACCAAGAGAAAGCTTGTTCAAAAGTAGGAATTGATATACCAAAAGTTATATCATCATTGATATGCTCACTATTTCTTATGCCTTTTAGCTTACTATAAGAATCGTGTGATACATTTGGTACATATTTTGAATTAATTTTCTTTGTATGAAGAAGTCTTGCATAACACATACAAGATTCATCAAAACCTAAATCTTTTAATTGATTGGCTAATTCTAAAGAAATTAGCCAATCAGGGTATTCATTCTTTTTCATTGTTCTAAGTTTAGTATTTTAATTTGTTCATCTGTTAATGGCTCACAAATAGCAAAATTACATCTACCACTATGAAATCTACCATTTTTATTAACTGAAATTAATTTACCTATTAATATAAAATCTTCATTATCTTCTGGGTATTCACTGAATATACACCATTTACCTATATAATCATTCCAATTGATTTGTTTTTCTTGAGTAAAACCTTCTAATGTATATTCTGTAAAAGATAATAGTTTCAAAGCTATTTCTTTTGTATAATGAATTTCTCCTTCATTTTCAAACCTAACTACACAAACTAACTTTGAATATACTTCTTTTTCCAATCAAAAGAGTACATAAAAATTACTACTCCCCAGCCAAATCTTATATCAAAGACTCTGTCTCCTATTTTAAATGTTGTTTTCATTTTCATATACTGTCAATTATGTTTTTTACTAATTTATCTGTGTTCTCTGAGAGTTTCTTAGATATTATTTTTAGTATATCTAATGACAAATCTTCATCTACACAAAGTGTAAAAGACTCTCCTATTTCATTAAAGAAAGATACTTTACCTTCATACCTATCTTTTTGTTTTTCTTCTTCTTTTTCAAAGGAATAACCTTTTTTAAACTCTAATGAAAATTCTTTTATTTTAAAATTCTTATCCATAATTAATGACATTGTGCATAATTAACTCCAAAGTCTGCACTTATATCTATTGGAATAGGTAATTGTAATCTATCATTTACTTTAGAAATGCATTCTTTTAATTTTTTTACTATTTCTTCTTTTGATTTATTTTTTAAGAATACAAAGCCTATTTCATCATGATATTGAAGACTTATTCTAATACCTTTTTGTCTAACCTCTCTTACAAAGTTATCAAAACACCAAACTCCTAATCCTTGATTACCTGTTGAAAAAGCATCTTTGGGTTTTCTTAAAGAATAATAGAAATTACTATAAGGATTTAAAAGCCACATAGAATCTATTGATTCCATAAAATTATACCATTGTCTTTTTTTATTTTTATCAGTACTAAAATCTATTAGAGTTTTATTTATATAATCCTTTACTGAACCATCTTTAAATATTATTCTAACCCTAAAATCTTCTGCTATTTTTTTTACAGACCAATTTCTTTCCCAATAAATATTAAAGAGTTTTTGGGCATCTTCTAAAGGTTTATTTATAGATTCTGCTACTGTGGTAGGTTGAGCTCCATAAGTCATACTGAAATTACCTATCTTAGCAATACCCCTTTTATTTTTTAGTATTACAAATTCTTTATGCTCCTCTGGAGTTTGTTCTTTCTTTTTATCTAATTCCTTATACCTTAAAACTTCTTCTTGAGATAATAAACCAGATAATAAAGCAATATCTATATGAGGGTCAAATCCAGGAGTTCTCATTTCTTTTACATAATCTGCATCATATTTCATCATATAGTTTTGCTTTGTTGTATCCTCTAATGCTGAACAATCACTTCCACAAAAAAGGTAATTATCATTAGGTACTGTAATTAAACCTCTAATTTGTTCCCCATAAAATTTTCCTACTTTTACAAGATTTGCAACAGGTTTTTTATGAGTGAATCTTAGAGTGTTGGTGAGTCCTTGAGCTGTAGCAATAGAAAAATTGTTATTATCTAAATTTTCTTGAAATCCTTTTAGAGTATTAATTCTATTTCTAATCATACTCATCATATCTAAGTTTTCTAACTCTGGACATAATTGATATAATTCTTTCACAGAAATACTTACTTTCTTATTATCATCATATATTTGAGCTACTTTTGTTTTTTTATCAAATATATTAGGTTTCCAACCTAAAGAATAAAGAAAGTTTTTTACTTGGTCCACACTTCCTGGATTAGGTTCTTCCTCTTTATTAATTACAGTCACTACACCATTATAGTCTTCAGGTAATTCTTGTTCTTGTAAAAGAGAGTACCATTTTTTACCAGCTTCACTTAAAGAACCATCTTTTTTAGTCATTTTTTCAGGTTTCTTTACTTCTTTGTACTTATACACCTTTGGCATCACTTTTTTTAAAATTTCAGCCTTTTCTGTGTATATAGAGGTAAGTTCTTCAAGTGATTTATTAAGTAAGTCTACATCTATTTTTATCTTTACTTCCTCTTGTTCTCTTAGGCAATCTAATTTGAAGTTTAGGTAATTGATGATTCTTTCCTTATCTTCTTGTTTTGGATATAATTTATGTAGAAGTTTTATTTGATTATGAAATAATATTTGATTAATCTCAACATCTTCATTACATCTGTGTATATATTCCTCAATAGTAAGATTACTCCAATCCTCTATTTTAGGTTTAGGTACTTCAAATTCTTCTCCAAAAGATTCTAATCCATGAGATTTTCTCCCTATATATAAATACCATGATAACCCCATAGTATCTATAATTTTAAGCTCTTTTGGCTTTTTCCAACCTAATAGTTTCTTTAATACAGGTAAGTCAAATCTTATGATATTGTGTCCAATTATGGTTTCTTGTTTATCTAAAAAAGTAATAATATCAATAGAATTTACTAAAGCTCCTTTTTCTAATAAAATACCTTTCTCATAAATCTGATAACAAAAACAATGAAGTTTTGTTACTTCATCTAATAAACCATCACATTCTAAATCAAATATTGTGTAACTCATAATTTTATTCTCTTAATCCTTGTTCAATAATATTTTGCATCATATTTGAATTAATAGTTCTTGTACCATCAGGGTTATAATTAATACATAATCTTAAATCTTTTAGTTTATTCCATTTACCTCTTGCAAAAAGGTTAGGGTCTACTAAATAAACAGATTTTGATATAGGTATTAATATACTTTCTTTTTTTAGTTTGGAAATAGCAACATCAATTGTTTCCACTTTTACGGATACAAACTTATTATCATATCCCATTCTAAGTATTATTGAATATAAAACTAAAGATACATTCTTTTCTAAAGAGAATATTCTCTTTATATCACTAAGATATAATTTTAGAAAGTCTGGCTCTGTAGATATTATTGCTGTCTTAGTATTTCTAACTTTTACTACTTCACCTGTTTCATTATCTATTTCAATAGTTTCTTCTTCATAAGTTACTTTTTTTAGTTTTTCTTGTTTAGGTTTATTTACCCTTTCTACTTTTTTTCTTTCCATTTTTAGGTACTTTTTAAATTCTTTGCAAAGGTATGTAATATTTTCCACTTATGAAATCTCTTTAGTACAGTTTAATAAATTTCTTCAAGCTTATGGTAACCATAAGTTAGACTTATGATAACCATAAGTTGCACTTATCATTACCGTAAGTTAGACTTAGCCTCAAATGGAATACAAAAGCCTGTATATCATTAGGTTATAAGGGAGGTAAAGGTGTAGTCCCCCTCTTTTATTATCTTTCTATAAATAAAAAAGCAAGTGAAACAGTCAAAACACTTGCCTAATTGTAAAATTGATAAGGATTTGTTGCATCAACGAAAAATGCGAAAAAAAGAACTTTACTGTTTTTTTTAATCTTTCTAATAATAAATAAAAAAGGAAAGTGTGGTGAGGTTTTAATAACCTCACCAACACTCATTTCTTGTTATGGCAACTTAGAAACTCTACTCCAAAGATACATTCACACATATCAGTTTCTTTAAGTCATAACACAGTGGAATCTTATACTTGCTCATCATTAAGTGTCAAGTTATTGACTAAAGAGATAATTCTGAAATCTTTTTCTGAACTATTACAAATAAAGTAACTTTCAGAAAGTAATACATTATTCTCTCCTAAATCATAAATGACATATAACTTATGATAATCAAGTGAATCCTTACCCTTTCTTTTGATGAACTCTAATATTGCATCTCTCGTGGGTAATCCCTTGAATTCTAAGCCTTGCTTAATTTCTAAAATTGTCTTCATAATTATTTATCTAATTTCATAATAATATAAAAACTTGCAGCATAAAAAGCAACAGCAACTCCTGTGGCTATTTCCCAATCAACATCTAAAAAAAGTAATAACCAAAATAAACCTATATTTATAAGTATTAAGTAAAAATCTAAATCACTTATAATTCTATTTTTTTCTTTATTATTTTCCATTTTCTTTTAGGTATTTTCTGTAATAATTATTTGTCCTATTACTCATAGTTACTATGAATAATTTACCTTTTTCTGTTTTATAAACATCATATTGCTGACCTTTATAAATAGCTTTATCCTCAGTTTTTAGACTTTTTGTAATTACTTGTTCTAAAGTCTTAGGCTCTTTCTTGTCTAAATCATAAACCTTTTGTGAATAACTACTTAATGTAGTACATAATGCTAAAAAAAGTATTGGTTTCATAATCCTTTGTATTTGTTAATAATTCTTGTTTCTGCTAATTCTATGTCTTCTCGATTTAAATTCT